TTTAGGGAGTATACATTTACAGTAGATAATCTATCATCTTTCAAACAATTTAGAATTAAATTAGTTGGTACGAGTAAAAATCAAGCATATGTTCCAATTATAAGAAATCTTAGAGTTATTGCTTTAGCATAAAATGAGTTTATTACCAGTAGAAGGTCAACCAGGTCTTTATAGAGACACTAAATCAAATGCAATTGTAAACAGTAATACTATGGAGTATGAAAATTATGTAAAACAAAGAAATGCTAGACAAACAAAAAATGTAAAAATTGAACAACTTGAAAGTGAAATGCATCAAATAAAAGATGATCTTTTTGAAATTAAAACACTATTAAAATCTTTTATTGAGAAATAAACATACATAATAATATAGAAGGTATTTTATACATAAAATGGCTCAACCATCAACAAGACAGGAACTAATAGATTACTGTAAAAGGAAATTAGGAGCACCTGTTCTTGAGATTAATGTCGCAGATGAGCAAATTGAAGATTTGGTAGATGATGCTGTTCAATTTTTTCAAGAAAGACATTTTGATGGAGTTGCACAAACTTACTTAAAATATCAAATTACTCAAGATGATATTGATAGAGGAAGAGCAGTTGGTTCATCTGGAGTTGGGATTGCTTCAACTAGTGCAACAACAAATATAGAGGGAACCAATACAACATTTAATTATTATGAAACAAGTAATTACTTACAAGTTCCAAATCACATAATTGGGGTCAATAAAATATACCAATTTGAAGGATCTAATAGTTTATCCAGTGGAATGTTTAGCATTAAGTATCAATTATTTTTAAATGATATTTATTACTGGGGTTCTACTGAATTATTAACATATTCAATGGTTAAGTCATATCTTGAAGATATTAATTTCTTACTTACAACACAAAAACAAATAAGATTTAATAAGAGGGAAGATAGACTGTACTTAGATATTGATTGGTCGTCTTTGAGAGTTGGAGAATATTTAATTATAGATTGCTATAGAGCACTAGATCCATCTTCATATAGTCAAGTATGGAATGATTCATTTCTTAAACTATACTTAACATCTCTTATAAAAAGGCAATGGGGTCAAAATCTAATTAAATTCCAAGGTGTTAAACTTCCTGGAGGAGTTGAATTTAATGGAAGACAAATATATGAAGATGGACAAAAGGAAATTGATGATATTATGGAAAAAATGTCTAGTACATATGAACTTCCGCCGTTAGATATGATTGGTTAAGAATATGTTAAATCCATTTTTTCTACAAGGATCTAAAGGTGAACAAAATTTAGTTCAGGATTTAATAAATGAACAAATTAAGATGTATGGTATTGATGTTCATTATATACCTAGAAGATTTGTAACTAAAAAGACAGTAATAGAAGAAGTCATACAATCAGAGTTTAATAATGCTTTTCCAATTGAAGCATATGTTTCTTCATATGATGGATATGGCGGACAAGGAACACTTCTATCTAAATTTGGAATTCAAGATGTTGATGAATTGATACTAATAATTTCAAAGGAAAGATTTGAAACATACATTGCACCATTAATTAAAAATTTATCAAATATTGAATTATCAACAAGACCAAAAGAAGGTGATTTAATCTATTTTCCTTTAGGTGATAGGATATTTGAGATTAAATATGTTGAGCACGAATCTCCATTTTATCAATTACAAAAAAATTATGTTTATGAGTTAAAATGTGAACTCTTTAGATATGAAGATGAAGAGTTTGATACTGATATTAATGAAATTGATAATAATATAGTTGATCAAGGATATACAAAAACATTTACAATGGTTGGATCTGGATCAACTGCTACTGCAATTACAAGTGTTGTAAATGGAGCAGTATCTTATATTTCAATCACTAATAGAGGAAGAGGTTATACAAGTGTTCCTAATGTTGCAATTTCAAGTTCACCATTCCCTGGTGGTAGCGCTGCGGGAATTGCAACTCTAATTACTGGAATTGTTGATTTATGTGACCCAACAGGAACTGAATATAGAGTTCAGGGTGTCCAACTCACAAATCCTGGGTATGGTTATACTATTGCACCTAGAGTTGCATTTTATGGTGGGGGTGGAGAAGGTGCAGAAGCAGTATCATACATATCAGATGGTGCAATAGGAATAATTACAGTAACAAGTGGTGGTTCGGGATATATATCACCACCTCAAGTTTCTATTGTTGGATCTTCTTCAACTTCTGCAGAGGTATATTCATCAATTACAAATGGTATAGTTACTTCAGTCACCATCGTAAACAGTGGTGCTGGATATACTGAACCACCTACAATTACTTTCAGTAATCCATATATGGTAGGTTTTGGTACATATCAATATAATGAAACAGTTATAGGTTCCGCTTCAAGTACAACCGCAAAGGTTAATTCTTGGAATGCAAATACCAATATTTTAGAATTAATGAATATATCTGGTGATTTTGAAAATGATGAACTTGTTGTTGGTCAAGAATCTCAAGCAATCTATAAAATTAGGATAATTGAAGAATTTGATATTACAGATCCATATTCAAGTAATGATGAAATAGAAGAAGAATCTGATGCAATTATAGATTTTAGTGAAGTGAATCCATTTGGTATGCCTTGATATTGATTTAATTTGCTAATAAATAGTTAATAGTGGGAGACTATCTATGTTTGAATATTTTTATCACGAAATTATAAGAAAAACTGTAATTGCTTTTGGCACTCTGTTTAATAAGATACAAATAAGAAAAACAGATAATTCTGGAAATGTTGTATCTGTTATTGAAGTTCCATTGTCTTATGGACCCACTCAAAAATTTCTAGCAAGATTAGAACAGTCTCCGGATTTAAATAAACCATTTCAAATGAACTTACCCAGAATGTCTTTTGAGATTTCTGGCATAAATTATGATTCAAGAAGAAAAACAACTGTAACACAAACTTTTTTATCTCATAATGTATCAGATAAATCTGATATTAGAAAGGCATATATGCCCGTACCATATGATATTGACTTTGAATTGTCAATAATGACGAAGCAAAATGATGATATGCTTCAAGTTATTGAGCAAATATTACCATATTTTCAACCATCATATAATTTAACTGTTGATTTAATAGAATCTATTGGAGAAAAAAGAGATATTCCAATTATATTAAATAACATAACTATGCAAGATGATTATGAAGGTGATTTTTCAACAAGAAGAGCATTAATATATACTTTAAGATTTACTGCAAAAACTTATCTATTTGGTCCTGTTTCTGCTGATAATGCAACTTCAGATATTATTAAAAAAGTTTCTATTGGTTTTGTATCTGGAGAGTCTAATAAATCCCCAACAAGAGAACTTACATATACTGTAGAACCACAAGCAACTAAAAATTATACCGGAACTGTAGTAACAAATGTAAGCAATGATGTTGAAGTTTCAGATACTACTATTGAGGTAAATAGTGCTTCTGGAATTTCTAGTAAATCATATATTACTATTAATAATGAAACTTTGTATGTTAAATCAAAAGTAAATAATAAATTAACTGTAGATAGAGGTCAATATAATACACCAATCTCACTTCACGTATCAGGTTCTGAAGTTAAGTCAATAACAGCACAGGATAATTTACTTATAGAACCTGGCGATGATTTCGGATTTAGTGATTCTTTTATTTAAGTTATGGGAAATTCAAAAAAATATAATGGTTTAAATAAAGCCTTCAATATTGAAGAAGATAGTATTGATGTAGAGGTTTTACCAAGTTCGGATAAAAATTCGTTAAATAGACCCAGCAGCAATGAAGATATAGTTAGTGATATAAAAAAAGATTATGAATACACAAGAGGGAACTTATATTCAATAATTGAAAAAGGTCAAGAAGCAATAAGTGGAATTATTGAGCTAGCTCAAGAGACTGAAGCACCAAGAGCATATGAAGTTGCTGGACAATTAATTAAAAGTGTTTCTGATGCAACGGAAAAATTAATGGACTTACAGAAAAAGTTAAAGGATATTGATGGTTCCAATACTAAAAAAGGACCGACAAATGTTACTAATGCACTTTTTGTTGGGTCCACAGCAGAACTATCAAAACTTCTAAAGCAAAATTCAAATGGTGATGATAATGTTTAATAAATAAAGAAAACTATTCAAAATGAACGAAGATCTTAGGAATTGGTTTTCAAAATCTCATCCAGAAGGAAATTGGAAGAGGTATAATACTAAAGGTGAAGTAATTGGACCTTGTGCTCGTGAACCTGGTGAACCAAAACCTAAATGTCTTTCAAATGAGAAAGCAGCAAAAATGTCTAAAAATGAAATTGCCGCTGTAGTAAGAAGAAAAAGAGAAGCAGATCCAGTCGCAGATCGTCCAGGAAAAGGAGGAGCACCTAAAATGGTATCTAATAAAATTAAGGAAGAATTGGAAGAAATTAGATACTGCCCAATGTGTAAGAAAAAAGAAAAAAGAAATGAATGTTCATATGGTCCACAAATGTGGGATGCAGTAACCGTATCTATGCCAGACTCAACAATGGATGAAGCAAAAAAGCACCCAGATCACGAACATTCTATGATTCGTTCTGAACTTGAGACAATTAGAAAAGCAGTAGATCGTCTGAAGTCAAAAATGAAAGGTGAAGGAAATGTAGAGGCTTGGGTTCAATCTAAAATCACAAAAGCAGCAGACTATATTGATTCAGCAGCAGATTATATTGATAGTGGTGAGCATAATGTTCACGGATCTATGGATGAAGCAAAAAAAGATCCTTGTTGGAAAGGATATAAGCAAGTTGGAACAAAAAAGAAAAATGGAAAAGAAGTTCCAAATTGTGTTCCAGTAAATGAAACGTCTTTTCAAATTAAGCACACATCTAAGGATGTAAGAGCAGCAGAAAGAAAGGAAAAAATTCACAATCTTGCCAATAAAGGTGTGGGTGGAGAACAAAAAAATGCTGCTCATATGTCGGGAGTTTCTTTACCATCAATAAAAAAAGAAGAAATTTCAATAGTAGATAAGATTTTACTTGAAATGGAAGCAGAAGTTCTTAATGAGAAGAATGTTCCAACAAATCCACCACTTTGGTCTAAAATGAAGGCAAGAGCAAAAGCAAAATTTGACATATGGCCTTCTGCTTATTCAAGTGGTTGGGCTGCAAAAGAATATAAGAAGGCAGGTGGTAAATGGAAATCAGTAAGTGAAGAAATTGAAATTCAAGATGCTTATGGAGAAACATTTGCAGTAATTGATGATGTAATCAAATCAGATCCAATTGTTTGTGAAAGATGTGGTCAAAATCCTTGCATTTGCGATCAACTTATGGGATATAATGAAGTCAATGAAACTATAAGAATTCCATCAAAAACTGGAAATATTCTTCTTACAACTCTCAATTGGAGAGGAAAGTATTATGCAATAAAGATGTTCTTTCCACAGGTTTCCACTCCAAATAGAAGAGATGTTCAGGATCAAATTAATAAAGTATATCCTGGAGCAAGAGTTTTAGCATATAATATTTCAGATATCAAACCAGGTGAGCAATTTTTACAAACTGAAGATTGGCAAAAGGTGAATCGTAAAGATAAGACTGATGGATTAAGTCAAAAAGCAGTTGATGCTTATCGTAGAGAAAATCCAGGTTCAAAACTACAAACTGCAGTAACTGAAAAGAAACCAAAAGGTAAAAGAGTAAAAAGACGTAAGAATTTTTGTAGTCGTATGAAAGGAATGCGTTCAAAACTTACCTCAGCAAAAACTGCAAGAGATCCGGATTCAAGAATCAATAAAGCACTTCGTCGTTGGAACTGTAACTGAAATGAAATCATTCAAACAATTTTTATCAGAAAGTATCACAATTCAAGGTGATTTTAATGGAACTCTTAATGTAGGAAGTGATTCTGTTCAGCAACAAGTTGAGGAGCAAAATCAATATATTGCTGATGTAATATGGATGGGAAGTATTTATAGAATGACATTAGAAAAGAAGGAATCAATTCGCCTTCCAACAGCACAAGAATTAGCAGAACAACTTCAAGGAGAATATCCTGGCGCAATTGTTCAAAGAATTTATCCAGTAGAACCAAAACCAGAAGTAAAGATTGCAGATGTAAAAAGATATCATCCAGGAAAATTGGAGTGGATTTAATTTATGGCACAGTGGAATAAGACTACACAAGACTTCTTGAATCAAGAGAGAAGTCTATTTGAGGTTTATAATATTGCTGATCATTGGGGAAACCAGACAGACTGGAGACCTCAGTTTTCTGACAATAATAGACTAAAGGTTGCTCCCTTCCAAACAGTTTTCTTCAATACTTTCCAGTATGGTAAGGAGACTGATGTTTGGGATGAGAGTCTAGTTGGTGTTGCAACTGCTACTTATAATGCAAATTCCAGTAATATAGTTATGGAAGTTGGATCTACTGCTGGTAGTAAGGTTGTCAGACAGACAAAGAATGTAATGAGATACATTCCTGGTAGACCAGCAACTCTTACATTTGCAGTTCGTCTAGAAGCACCACAAGTCGGTATTCGCAGAAGATTTGGATTGTTTGATGAAAATGATGGTGCTTACTTTGAGGATGATGGAGGAACATATTCTTATGTAATTCGCAGCAGTGCATCTGGTATCACTACAGAAACAAGAGTAACCAGAGAAAACTGGAATGGTGAAAAGTTTGATGGTAATGGATACACTGGTGTAACTGCTGATGCTACAAAACAGCAGATGATTTCCATTAACTATGAATGGTATGGTGCAGGTAATGTAAGATTTAATTGGTTAATGGCAGGTGAGACTATTCCTAGTCATACATTTGAGAACTCAAATGTTCGGGATGATGTTTGGTGTAGAACTCCATTCCTCCCAATTCGTTGTGAGATTGAGAATGTAACTGGTGTTGCTGGAACTCATTATCTTTATCAGGGATCTAACTCTCTGATCCAAGAAGGTGATCCAGAAAAACTTGGTACTTTGTTGAGTGTCTCAAATGCCATCACAGGAAAAACAATGGCATCTGCAAATACTTTTTATCCTATTGTAAGTCTTCGTTTGAAATCAAGTGGTTTATCTGCCGTAATGATTTTAAGGTCTTTACAAGCAGTGACGAATGATAATACCAATGTTTATTGGAGATTGATTGAAAATACAACTCTAACTAATCCAGTCTGGACAGATCACGCAGATCCAGATTCGTTTATGCAATATGATACAAGTGCAACTGCATTGTCTGGTGGAAGAACTCTTTTGAGTGGATTCACAATTGCGGGTGGTGCTTCTCTTATTGATATTGATGAAAAGGCACAAATGCAATTAGGTAGAAGTGGTATTGGAACAATCAGTGATACTTATACACTTGCTTGTGCAAGTCCTAATACTAACAAAAAAGCACTTGCAGTACTTAACTGGATCGAACAGAGGTAATTCTTATGAGTGATGTCTATTTGGGAAATCCACTGCTGAAAAAAGCAAATACTCCAATTGAGTTCACTCAAGAACAAATTGAGGAGTTTATTAAATGTCAAAGTGATCCTGTATATTTTGCAAAAAACTATGTAAAGATTGTAACTCTTGATCACGGATTGCAACCATTTAAGATGTATCCGTTTCAGGAAAAATTAGTAGAGAGATTTCATAAGCACAGATTTAATATTTGTAAGATGCCACGACAAACTGGCAAATGTTTTAGTATAAATACAAAAATAAGAATAAAAAATAAAAAAACTGGTAAAATATTAGAACTAAGTATTGGTGAATTTTATGAAAATATAAAAAAAATAGTGACGATGACGCTCCTTGATTGTGGCAAATCTATAAAAAGTAGATCCCATATACCAAGGCACGTAAAAATTAGTCACGGCGATAAATTCATTGAACAAATAGAAACTGATGAATGGGAAATTGAAACTCCTTCTGGATTGCAATCATTTTCTGGAGTAGGAAAAACCATAGAATATGAAGAATGGGAAATCACAACTGAAAACGGAAAATCTCTAATATGTGCTGATGAAC